CTACTAACGTTCATCATCATTTCGGAGCTTCGGCTTCCCTCGCTTCCACATCAAAAAGCCAATTCTGCGGAAGGTCTCAGGGCTATTAATCTCAACTCCATACAGCCTATGCCCCTAGCTTGTGTAATGGCACAGAGTTGAGATGATTGGCTTATTTGAAAGCCGGTGAATCCCGGGCACTCATCTGTTCATGCTGCTCATTGGTAACGGCAGACGAACCGAAGAAGAAGCCGATGATGCTTGCGATCACAGTACCAAGGACAAAGCCAAGGATTGTGTCAGCAAAGCGCACCGATGCTTCCGGGATTTGAACGAACGTAATGCACATCAGATAAACTGTGGCCACCACGCTCCAGAACGCCGCCAGGTAATAGACGAATCGCTTGGCGAATTTGTCTTTCTGGTTCAAAGCGGCCGTCTGCATGGCTCGGGCATTTGCTTTGTCCTGGTATGCCAGGCGCTCCAGCTCCTGCTCTTTATCAAGAATTGCTTCTTCAAAGCGCAGCTGCAGCTCCGGGTCATTCATGATCTTGTCATGGGCTTTTTGTGGGTTAGACTCGCCGGTCACCATCTTGGCAACATCGACAACCTTGTTTGCCACATCGGCACCGTTGTCACCGGCAAACCAGCGGCCAACCTTATCGACCAAACCAGTCGCCTGGGCAAGCCCAAGCACTAAGCTGATAGGTTCCATTGATTCCCCTTTCTTTCAGAGGTTAACGATTCGAGACAGCCAGCCGAAGGCAAAAACCTCCTGCGACTCGTTGTCTTCCGTGATACCCACACAAAAGGCAATACGTAGACCATTAACAGCGTGAGCCAAGACATTCATCCCGCTTTCGCCGCGCTTGGCGTAAAAACCTTTTAGAGACTGCAGGGTCATTCGACCAACCGCGCCGTCTACTCGGATATCCGGGTAATGCTCGCCGCAGTGGTTCAATGAGTTGAGTAGGCGTTGCAGGAACTTGGCCGCACGGCCTGTACCTGAGTTAACACCGAAGTCAAACAGATAAACGGCCAACTCAGGGCTGTACTGTGAAACCTCATCAAGACGAAGACGGTCCCAAAAGTCAGCTTCATAAACCCGAACAGCAAATGCTCGCGTTAAGTCGGCCATGTGCCCTTGGTATCCGTGCTCACGGGCCTTGGCTTCGGTAATGCCATACTTAGTCGGCCCGCCTTTATCTTTAGGGTGATTAACATAACCGCCTTCGCGGTCAATCACCTCATCGATGGCTTGAGCCTTCATTTCTAGTGCTTTAGTCATGCGCCCTCCGCATAGTGCTGGCGGATCATTTCAAGCATCTGGCCGTTTTGACGCTCCAGACGCTCCATGGCTCGCTCAAGCGGGGCAATGGCCACCTCCAGACGGCGCTCCATCTCCGTAGCAGTGATATACCGTTCGGCGCTCTTTACCCGCTCATCAGCAAGTTGGCGCTCAACGCTGTTCACCCGTCCCCACAGGACACTAAGCAAACCACCGACAGCAATCACAATCAGGGTCAGCAATGCAATCAGGGTAGTGTTGTCCATTCCCCACGCTCCAAACGAAAAAACCCGCCTAGTGGCGGGTTGTTGTGTTGTTCATTTCAACAAATGGACAATTGTTAAAATGTTCAAATGTCCTTTTGTTCTTCTTCTGTTTTGTACTCAGCTAATGACTTAGCCGTGGCACTGAAAATGTCATCATCCATTTCCACACCGACAAAATGACAACCAAACTCGATACAAGCCTTGGCTGTGGCACCTGAGCCCATAAACGGGTCAAGCACGACCATTCCTTCTCTGGCGCTAGTGCTAACAATGTGGCGCATCAACGGCAGCGGCTTCTCGCATGGATGTTTCCCTGGGTAATACTGAACTGGGTCAAAATCCCACACATCCGTATATGGCACGTCAGCCGTAACACCAAACGGTCTGCGCAACTGTTCATACTGAACACGCAAATCATCATAGTCCCGGCGAAGCTCTACATACGTCCTGTGAAGCTGGCCGTATTCCTCTGTTAATTGCTGGTGGTCCTTGTTAAGACCATCGGCATGATCAGAGAATAAGCGCTGCAATGCTTCATACTGCTCACGGGTCGGTAACTTCCACTGCGAAGACGTAAACCAATGACTGCACATTTGGGTGCTTGTTGCCTCGTTCACAGCCTTACTTGATACGCCAGCTCGCTCTTTTGCTTCTCTAAAATAAGCAATCAAAGGCTCGAACACCTGAGCTTTAAGCTCTCGGCATTTCTCAGCATATCCAGCCCGACCTTTGGCAAACCCCTCAGCACCATAGTGCTCTGCAAAGATAATGCGCTCGGTCTGAGGGCAGAAACGGCGCAGGCCTTCTTTACGATGGCGCTTATGCACTCCGTTTTCTTTTCTCCAGACGATATGGTTCAAGACATTGAAGCGTTCAGCAATTAGCACCTCAGTTCTGGCCGCTAACCGGTCAGAACAAAATAGATACAAACTGCCCGATGGCTTCAATACTCGCCATAAGTCAAAGAGAATATCGTCAAGCCACGCCAGGAACTCTGCCTCATCATCCCACTGGTTATCCCAGGCATCTTGCTTTACTCGAAAGTAAGGTGGGTCAGTGGCAATAAGGTCAACAGAATTATCTGGCAATGTTTTAAGCAACTGGCTGCAGTCAGCGTTGAAAACAGTGATATTTTTTCGGGGTTCTAGCTTCTTTTGGGTCATAAAGTCTTCCTGATCACTAAATGATCTGATAGGCTCCCCCGCGCTTTATCGATGAAGCGGTGGGCCTTGGTTCTGACTCATAACCGATGTCGTGAGCTGGAATGACTTGCCCCTGCCCCAAGCTGGGGCAGGTCGCCCACTTTACAAGTCCACTAAAACGACAAAGCCCCGACAAAAGTCAGGGCCCTGGAAACGCAAAAAACCGCTCTAGGCGGCTTTTAGGTACATTTATACATTTTCGACTACAGGGTAATTTCCTGGTGCAGAGAAGTCAAGACACTCTGCTCAAAATTTTACCAACAAACCGCTGTGAAGCCTTTCTCCGCTCCTGGTAATCAGGATTATCTGGGTCGTTAGACTCACCAAGGTAAGATTTAGGGTCTACACCAAGCGCTCGCTTAATACGATTGAATCTTTCCTCATGCTGAAATTTAGCACTATTGGATAAAATAGCCCGCTTGCCCGCCATTTCAGCTTCTGCCAACCGGCTAAAAGCTATCTGGTCAAAAGTCATCAAAGTATCCATTGCACAAACGGCATAACGTAACTCATCATAATCAGGACGTTCGCCAGAGCGGGCCGCTTCGATAATTTCCCCTAAAGGTCTCATTTCGCCTCCTTGCGCGTTACCCATTTATAAACAATCCAACCGAAAAACTTAGTGGCCATTCGCTCCACACCAAGGAACCAGCGGACCCCTAACATCCCACCGACTCCAAGAGAAAAGCCAATACCAACTAAAACAATCATACTAAAATACGTTTCCATCCTGGCTACTCCTCAACAATGAGAATATCACCTGATCTATCAACTATGGCGCCAGTAACCTGAAAAGGAGTATTTAGACGTTTTCGGCAAAACACCCTGCCAAACTGCTCACACGACTGGATTGCATCTCTCAAATTCTCCACGGCAGAATCAATAGAATCAGGCTCACCAATTCGCGGCTTTCCTAAAGGCCCCTGGTCTGGCGCTTTTGCTGACAACATGACGTAACTACTACGCTGCAGAGCTTCGGCCACTGAAAGCAACCGAATGATCTCTAAGTTGTTGCCCTTCACAAATTCAGCAACATCACTACCGTCATTTTGTATTTTCTGAGTTTTTGAAATAATTTCTGACTGCAATCGCGCAAGCAGCTCCTCCAGCTTAAACCCCTCTGGCTTTTCAGCCGTCATAAGGACAGAATCAAATCTTGAAACACGCTCACGAGCATGGCCTAGTGCTTGCTCATAGTCTGGCTCTGAATAACTCGTAAGCCCTTCTTCTTCGGCTTTTAATTTGCAATATTCACGATACGTTTCTTCTGAAGCATCAAGAAGTTTGCCAAAAAACACCTGGTTGCCCATTGCTAAAAATTCCATCAATCTTCCCCTATCTGTTTAGCTGCCAGCTCACGCTCTTTCTGTAGTTCTTCATACCTGGCATCCCACATTTTCTTGTAATGGACTTCACCAGGCGTATTACTTGTGTGCCAACCGCAAACCGCACCTTGCAACGTATGATTCCAATGATTCACATAACCACAGCCAGTAC